CTTTCCAATCAGTGTTCCTGTCTTCTTTATGAATAACTGCTATTAAATCAAGATTTATAAGTTCTTCTTCTCCACTTCCACTACAACCATTTACTTTAATTTTTATAAAGTTCATTTTTTCCTCTTATATTAAATACATTGGTTGCTGATATGGGCAAAAAATCTGTACAATAGTGCAAGAGACATACAAAAAACATATTGCTACAGAGAAAATACCCATCATCTTCAAGCATAAGCCTATGTATGTATTAAAAAACGGTTCTTTTATAAAAGATCTCATATATTAACTTATTTCCGGTTCAGGTTCAGGATCAGGAAGATGTATCTCAACTTCAATAGGCCCGTGAAAAATCGGACTCCACAAGTTATCTGAGCAAGCAACCATAGACGAGCTGACGCTTTCGGAAAATGATGATAAATCATAATTGCCCTCATCCCTTGAACAGGAAAAGTAACTCGTTTTTCCTTCATCTGCCCGCCATTCCTGATCTAAAGCATGTCTATATAATTGATCAACTTTATTGTGTAGGGTTTTAAGTAGGCTTGATGTAGCCTGATCTTGTGATAACGTTGGATTTTGTTTAACGTTGTTGTTTAACCAGATTATAGAATCTTTTAATCCGCTTAAAGATATTGATAAACGATCTGTTTTTATCTCTAATCCATGGTCTCTAAGAGCGACGATCTTCTCTTTAAGAGAATATGTATCTCTATCCATAGAGAAGTAGTTACCCCATGTTAGGGAATAAGTTTTATCTGCTATAATTGCCATAGTTACTCCTTATTTTTTCTCTTTTATAAAACTTGGTAAAGCTTCTTTTACTGCCCTTAGTTCGTCTATACATTCGACATACATTTCTTCAAATTTTCTTAAATTATCAGGGACATCTGCTCGTCCTTCTCCTTTTAAAGGATTGCTATCTTTTAATAAACCAATCAGTATATCTATAGTTGCTATTGGTATTATATCCGTTGCTTTTAGCTTATATGCCTGACAGAAAGCACTCATACCATATATCATTTCGTTAAACATTCTTCCATATATAGATGTCATTAATGATACATATCCTTCGGTATTTGTATGATTAGGTATTATCTCTAATTCTCTTCGCATTTCAGATGTCATTTTTGTCATGATTATTTTCATGTTTATATGCACATATTCTGATAAATCTTCAATCTTATCCGGATTGTTTTTAAAGTATTCTGCAAATTTATCCATTACTTCCTTTCCTCAGTCATTATTTTTTGCATACTATAAAGCCTTCCTTCCCATTGCCCTCTTTCTATAAAAGAACCTTCAAGCGTACCAACTTTAACCTTGATATCAGTAATATCCGATTTCATCTCTTTAATATCATCTTTCAATTCTTTAATATCTTCTTTTATTTCTTTAAAAGATTCTTTTATATCTATTTTGAAGTTTCTAAAAAAGGTGTACATAATTCCACCTGTAGCAACAACGGTACCTGCTGCGGATATAACAAGTTCTAAAGTTGTATTCATGGTTTCCCTCAGATAAAATTTGAACCAAGATATATCTAGATTACATTTATCGCAAGAACTAAAAGAACCTTTTTTCTTTTTGCGGTTCATTCTCATTAAAATGTATTACTTCTCTTAATGCACTGCATTTGTTCTGTATGTTAGCAGATGTTTCCTTAAGATTCTTCCCATGAATATAATAAAAATATAGAAAGATGATTAGACAAAGCAAGATTAGCTTATACATTAGTTTTTTTGTGTTCGCTCGTAGTTTAAGGTTAAGACTTCTTCAATTTCAAACCGATCCCAGCCCTTTACACTTCGCAATACCACGGAACTTTCAAGGTTCTCTTTCGTGAATCCTATCCAGTTTTCATATTTCAATTGTAGTCGGTTTGATGGCTTAAAGTCTTTGTTGTTCTCATTGATTTTATTTAGCATGATTTCGTTATTAGCTTCTTTATGCAAAACTTCTTTGTGATATGCCACGCTTTCCCTTAAAATCTCCATTAACTTTTCTTGTGCTTCAACCTCAAAATCAAAGTATCCCTTGTATGGGATTAGATAGTTGAACGTAAATAGCCAATATAGCATTTGTTATCTCCTTATATCTTTACCTTTTTCGTGACGGTATGCAAATGGTTGCCTTCCTCACTCATCAAATTGATGTCCAGGATTTGCATTATAATTTTCAAGTTCAATTTTAAATTTGTCTGTCGCTAGTTCAAAATATTTCATTCTGTTTTTTTGTTATCCCATGGGCATGTATGATCTAAATATAAATTGTAATTGAATGATGTTATAAAATCTGTTTTTTTTAAAGCCTTGTCTAGCTCTTCTTGAGTAAAATTCATTTCTTTTAGAGGTATTAAAAGAAAATCATAGTCTCCATATTCAGCCCATTTGCTATAACCTATTAATCCTAACGGCTTATAATCCCTATTTAAAGGCAATAAACTATCTCCAATCATATGAAATGTGTATGGCAGTAAAGACCTCCATAAAAACTCATTTCCAGCTAAATATCCTTTATTGCGATATCGAGAATATGTGTATGTATCTCTCAATAAAACTAATCCAGTTTTTATAAGTTCTTTTATATAAGTATCTCTTTTTTCCTCACTCATAAAACGCCTGCCTCCTCATGTCCTCTAGTTTCTCTTTGCTCATTCGGTTCTCTTGCCCTGCCATCTTGCCCCAACGAGTGTAGAGGCAATACCTAAGGGCGTCTTCGATGTGATCATTCTGCTTCAATGGCTTGTCTACGCCCTGATCTTTACTCTTCGGATCCCATACATATGAACCCATCTCGTGTATTAAATTTACACAAGCTTTGCAAATCTTTAGCGAACCGTTGTTAAACATGCTAGCAACAAATCGAATTCCGTCCAAGACTTCATTTTCTGCATCTAGTATGTTTCTTATCCCATTTCGCTGGCACTCCAGCTTAAAAGATGCTGCGCTCGGATCAATGTAAATCTGCTTTACAGGTATGTCGCCAATAAAGTTCTTCAGGTCTTCGGCGTATTCTGAATCAGTCTTTTGCCTGTTATGCTTTGAGCTATCGTAGTAATATTCCTTTTCTATCCAGTAGTTCGGATAATGCATGTTGTTATAAGCAACTAGCACGAATGCGGTCGGATTAGTTGTGCCGTAATCCACTCCAACATAGTACTCTTTTCCCTGCCCGGGAGGAAAGTCAATGCAATGAAGCTTGCTATCAAAGAAATCAAAAATAGCTCCTTCAGCAAGACACCATAAACCATCTATGTATCGCCGATACCATAAACCACGATATTCTGCCTTTAAATTATTTTTAAAGTCTTCGGTCAAAGATGGATTATCTTCTAAGTAAAAATCAAATATCTTCATATCCAATTCATCTTTACGATCAACATAATTAACCTTAATCCAATGATAGGGACTATCAGGGTTTGTTGTTCCAAATAATTTCGCCCCTGGAGTGGATAAACGAGAAAGAAGCATTGTAAAAAAAGACTCGGGCAATAAGCTCATTTCATCACAATATGCTCCCACTAATGAAAGGCCTCTCAATTTTCCTTCGGCCCTTTCATCATTCCCTGCAATTAAATAAATGCGTTTTCCCCATAGAGTCAATTCATTTTTTCCAATGTAATAATGCGCGTCTGCTCCAATCATATTACATATTTCATCGATAATATTTCTTTTAATAGTTGATGCAGTTCTTCCAATTATTGCTAAATTTCCTTGCGGACATTCTTGAATAAACTCTAACCATCTCACTAAACTTACAAATGTTTTACCACTTCTTACAGAACCAATAAGAAAATTTAATCGAGCGTTGGAATTTTCTAGAGCATATCTTTGTTTATCGCTTAAATGGAGCATGGTTTTTTTCTCTCTTTATTGGCTTTTTTCGAATTTTCTGAAACACTCAACCATTGACAATTATTAGGTTCATAGTGTCCTTTAGGATCAATTCTGTCTATAGTCATTCCCTTTTTCCAGCCTGTTTTTATTCCCCAATCAATAAAAGTCCAAATATCTTTTAACCATTCTTCACAAATTTTAATGCCTTTTGCGCCATAAGAATTATATCTATTGTTTTTAATATCATAACACCTTCTTTTCATTATCGTTAATTTTCTATACAAAGGATGATCTGAAATTCCATTTTTATAATGTCTTTTTTCGGTTTTTAATTTTTCAATATTTAAACATCCACAGCTTTTTACATGGCCAGATTTTATCAAAGAGAGTTTTACTTCATAAACTTTTCCGCAATCACATTGAGATATAGCAACTAACCCTCTTGAATTGTCTAGTTTTTTACTTACCAAAGATACTATCGTTAAACGATTATATTTTTGACCTATAATATTTCTCGCATTTCTTATAGCTTTTGATCTACTTAACCAACATCCGCAAGAAATACTTGTGCCATTCATTAATGAAGTTTTTCTAACAAATTTTTCTGTTCCGCAAGAACATTTACATTTAATGTAATAGATATTTCCTTTACGAATTGATTCGCCTAAAACTTCCCATCTTCCAAATCGTTTGCCTGTTAGATCTTGAAACTTTCCCACTGAAACCCCCTATAAGGTAAAAGAGCGGTGCTAATATAGGTTAGCTAAACGATGATCAGTCGACCCGCGAAATTATTGTTGATCAATTATAGCTTTTTTATCATCTTTAATCAAGGTATTATCAGATGAAATCTGTTGTTTCTTCCACTCATTAAAAGCACCTTGATTTTGAGCTTGAGGTTGAGAGATTTTATTCATCTCTGCTTTTTTCTCAAGCCATTTCACAAAGTCCTCATCGTAAACGGGTAAGTATGCCATTCCAACCGTTGCATTACCCTCTCCGTAAAAACTAGTGTCCAGAATCTTTGCAGATAATAAATGTCTAGCTTCTGTAAGAGCTTCATCAAATTTTGGATATGTTTTTGCAATTTCGTAAAGCCATTTTCTTGAATAGCCGTGTTTATAACACCATGGAGCTAAATGGATAGATTTTGCATTTTGCGCATAGTCTAATAGATCAATAATAATTTTCTCCATTTCTCCATTGTCATATTTTGCAGCGTATCTATTACCCAATTCCGCGGCCATGGCTATCAACTCATTTTTTTAATCATAATTCAAACCATAAACCTTGAGGGATTTATAGTAAAATAATTTCTCGTATTGTTGCAAATGTAGGTAAATGCTATGATAATGTACAAATTAAAGCAATAAGCTTAAAGGAGAGTGTAAGATGGAGAGCCTAGCAAACGATAGATTAATAGATAGACTTGTCGATGAATTTGATATAGCTATAGGTGATAATTATGATTTATGCAATGCCTTAGCATTTGCAACGATGGATCGGGTGGAACATTATCTTTATTGTAAAGATGGCGGAGAACTTGATTATGACTATATTTATGATCATATAGAACAAGCTTTTTTCAATAGCGACTCTTCATGTTTCGATATAAGAGAACTAGCTAAAAAAGCTTTTCCAAAACTAGATATTTAAACTACCAATCCCACTTAACAAAAAGAGTCACATCCTGTATTTCGATATGGATTAAAATGAAGGAAGAAAACAAAATGGATACTATTGAAAAAAAAGAACTAGAAAAACAGAAAAATTAATCGATACAATAT